CCTGTAGACATTCTGTACATACTGTTTTTTCAGTAGCCAGACGCCAGGAAGTGATGTCCGCACTTCCGGTCTGCCCCGGCATCAGAGTTTCGGATTTATTCCATTTCCAGCCTGATATCAAGCATCATCAGCATACCATCAATAATCCCTTCGGCTTTCTGAAGCAGTCGACCTATCCGGCAATCAGAGCATCCATGCTTTCGGGCCAGCATCATGAACGTCATTCCCATCACATAATAGTCCATAAGCAAATCATGCAGGTCGCTGTTATTTTTGTTCAGGCGGGCCATGCATCCACAAATGATCATCGCATCATCATCACAGCATTGAGGACGGAATTTAACTTTCGACGGAATAAGCCCTTTAAAGCCTGCGGCGATATGTGACCAGACCACATCTTCATGATTATTGGCTACCCATGCACCCCATAGTTCAAGAACCTTATGTATATCCCGCATTATCGCCTCTTACCCCTTAAGGTTGCCGGAGTTATCAGCCCACAACGGGCCAGTTTAATCACTGTCAGTACGATTGCCCTGTTCATCAGACACCGGCGCTCTTCCCTGCTCAGGTGGCTGCCGTTATCGATTTCATGATGGCATTCCTGACAAATAGCCGCCGTGGCGCAGTCATCCGTTTTCATTCCCATGCCCTTTAATTCATTCCGATGAGCAACCTGCGTTCCCCACCGACCACACAGCACGCACTGCTCAATCTGCCCGACGGCTGCCAGCCATTTTTTACTGCGGTAAGTTTTCATTTCAGATAAGAGCACGCACGCCTCCGTACTGGCACATGCCCGAATTCCGGTAACAGAGCGCTTACCGTCCAGTGAATACAGTCATGATTCAGGCTGCGCTCCGTCTTTACCCCCCTGCGCCGGTACTGCTTCACCAGCTCATCCGCCTCTTCGGTGGTACAGTTCGGGTGTAGGAACCATGTTTTTCTCATACCAGCCGCCCGAAATAATCCCCGCTATAGCGAACCTCGCGTAACTGGATACCCTGAGATACCGCAAACGCCTGGCTGTACTCAATCAGACTGTTCATACGCTTTATTCCCATAGCGGCGGTACTTTCACGAATTGGCACCAGTTCGCCTTCCAGACCTGCAATCACCTTTCCCTGTCCACCTGTTGCAACAGAGTGACCGGACACCAGAATTGCCTTCCACGATGGTACGGACCAGGATGAACCTGCCCACTGCACACGGGTATTAGCCAGATCGCCGCAGATGGCGTGAAACAGTGAATTTTGAGGAAGGGTGCGCTTCGGGTCTGAAAAGCTGACGACAAGCGGAAAATCAGCATTAACAGGCTGGCTGTTGATGTAGTCGATAAGATTGCGACGAATACGATCATCGCGGAGATAAAATTTTATGCTCACGCGCAACCTCCACAGAGGTTAAACGCCGGATACAGAAAATCCCCACTCTCCGGCGTCGCCGGGAGCAGAAGCCCTGATGAGGTTTGCCTGACCAGTTGTAAATGCACCACTACTTCTCCCGTAATGGTGCAACAGGTGTCAGTTGTTCAGGCTGACACTACCAGTATAAGCTACCGACTCTTTTTACTGAAGTAATCCTGACACTGATGGTGAGATTCGCGGGTTATCAGTAATGATTCGGGCGGCAGCGGAGTAACAACGAATGTACCATCCTTATTGGTTACAACTTCATAACGTCCGGTCATACGAATGACAGTAAGTAACTCCTGTTCGTTCATGGTGAGATATCCTGTTCGGGCTTGTCCTTCCCCTGACGGGGGCCGTCCTTTTTATCCATGCGTGCGCTTATAGTAAAAATACTAATTATTCACCTGTCTAATAGAAAAACCGGTATCGTATTGAGCTGTTTACAACTTCATTCTTAAAACAAAAAACCCGCCGGAGCGGGTTCAATGAGGGTGCGTTGAGGATGTCGCAAAAAATGTTAAAGGCGCGCCAGCAGGTAACTGGTCGCGCCTTAGATACGTTTCCCGCTGTTACAGGAACAACAGGATCAGCTGTAAAACAGCAATGATGATCCGAATAACCTGTTTAACCAGGTGCCGGGTTTCCATCATCCGTTTTCCTTACGTAAGGAAGTGGCAGAATTGACTGACTCTCACATTTCCCCGAATCAATTCCTGCTTTTGTTGAGTGTTGCTTGCCATCTTCCAGGTTAGAGCCCTGACAGCACCACCCGTTTCAGCGGGGAAAATCCGTGGCGGCACCTGAAAAATAACGTCAACTTTCTCAACGACCTGCATTTTACACAATAGATGAACTTAGAAAAAGCCAATAATCACTTGAAATCCGATGAGTATTTAGTAATCTAAACACGTTGAGTGTTGCTTGCCTGAACAAGCAGCAGTAATGGTTAAAAGCGAAAGTCTAACCAGCATTCGCAGAAACCATAAAAAACCCCGGCGACCAACCGGGGTTTTTTATTTTCCGCTGATACCTTGCCAACCAGGACCACATTGTTAAAATACATTCTCCGCCCGATCTCTTACTGGCGGATTCGTAGGCTATGTAATCAAAGCGTCCTGTGTATGTCGGACGCTTTTCCCTGCCAACTTCCGGCGTTGGTCGGGTTATCTGGAAATTATCACCATAGAGATAAAAAATACTGACAACCAGAAAGCCTCTGGCCAGCTCATAGTATCGCCCCTCTCACCTGATATCCATGTTCTTCAATAATCATTTCCGCCCGCAGTTGCGGCGCACGCAACAAAATTTCATCAATCAGATGGATATGTTTTCTCCACCAAAGGAAACCGCTGGTGATAACCAGACGGGACTCAGCTCCTCCTTCCTGGTATTCGATTTTCATGCAGATTTCGCCTCCCGGTAATTTCCCCGATAAAATGCCAGTACCCTTTGCATCGTCACGCTGTTCCGGCACTCCGTACAGATAACGTTTCTGGTCCGGTCGTAGGAACTCACCACACCTTCCGGCGTTTTCAGAAAGCGGGTAACTCTGGCATCTTCACGTTTCTGCTTCCAAAGCCGAAAAGCCTGTTCCGAAGGGAAAATACCGCTTCTCCCGGCCTGATACAGATCCCCACAACTTTCCGCCTTTTCCAGGTAGTGGCGGGCTGTAAAAATGGTTAACCCTGTTATCTTCCGAAGTTCTCCAAACGTCATCCGACCGTGTGTTCGTACCAGTTCCGTCAGGCGCTTCTGTATTTCAGCTTTCTGCGCCGGTGTGTAATTTCTGCTCATGAAAACCCTCCGGAAAATTATTTCACCGCCCTGAGATAGCTGACGTTCGGACGCCAGCTCCCCCAGTCAAAATTCACCCACCGCCCACCATTCATGGTCATTCTGTCCATTACCCGCTGACCAGCCAGCTTCGACAGCGCATCATGGTTAAGATTTGTCAGCATTCCGACGCTGCGCAGGGATGCCGTCCGGCGATCGATAATTTGATTCAGCGTTACCTGTTCGTTCCTGGTCTCACGTTGCACGCCAACCTCATCGAGAACCAGCAAATCCACCCCGCACAATTCACGCAGAAATTTCTCGCCAGATTTCCCGTCATCGTAGCTGGCATGAAGCGCACTCATCACATCGGCGACGGTGATAACAATCACACTACGTCCGGCATTCATCAGACGATTGCCAATGGCAGCGGCCAGATGATTTTTTCCGGTACCGGGATTCCCGCTGAACACGAAGTTCGTGCAGCCAGTATCCAGTTCACCAGCAATGGATTTAGCCTGACTGAGTGCATGGCGCTGGCCGTCGTTCTGTATCCGGTAATTTGCGAACGAGCATCCGCGATGCAGCCGTTGAATCCCGGCCCGACCGAAGATTTTTTCTGCCCTCGCCTGACGATTCTGACGATCAATTTCTTCGCAACTTCTGCGCCCTTCGGCGAGTTGCCATTCCCGCCACTCCTCCGGCGTCCGGAACGGTGCTGCGCGTTCGGCAGACTGTGGCGCCAGTTTCCTGATTCTGGCCAGAATCCCGCTATCTGCGATATTTTTCATGGTCTGTCACCCCCTGAAACCCGGTGGAATGGTTTTATCCGGCGGCGAAACCGGGATACCAGGCATACCGCTGCCTCCCCTCACAGGAATATCCCAGTGATTTTCAAAATGCCTGTCCGGCCCGAAAAATGTCGCTGCCTGTTGCACGAATTCAGAACCAGCCTTGTGCGTACTACCGAGATACGCCACGTAGCGCCGGACACCGTCGAGCATGTCGCCGGGGAGGACGCCCTCCCGTCGTCGGGCATTCCAGGCTTTGAATGCAGATTTTTTCGGATTGGCACCTGCCCGCTTCGGATATTCCTGCCAGACCAGTTCAAACTCAACCGGATAACTCCCGCCTGGTTCATCGTTTTTTTTCGGCGATGAACCAGGAGAGATTGGTTCTGGTTCTGGTTCTGGTTCTGGCTCTGGCTCTGGCTCTGGCTCTGGCTCTGGAGTCCCAACGACCGTTTGAAACCCTTCAAGAACCCTTTCGAAACCGTTTAATTTACCCGGTTCAAACCTTGATTGAATCGCCACGGGTTTAACAGACACCTCAGAGTCATTTAAGATGGCTTAAAGAGAGGTGCCCATGAGCGGTAAGCGTTATCCCGAAGAGTTTAAAATTGAAGCAGTCAAACAGGTTGTTGATCGCGGTTATTCTGTTGCCAGCGTTGCAACACGTCTCGATATCACCACCCACAGCCTTTACGCCTGGATAAAGAAGTACGGTCCGGATTCTTCCACTAATAAAGAACAGTCAGATGCTCAGGCCGAGATCCGCCGTCTCCAGAAAGAGCTGAAGCGGGTTACCGACGAACGGGACATGACTAGTCCTGATATAGGTTGACAGTTTTTTGTCTGTAAAACGCCTGATGAACATCATCGGGCGTTTTGTATTTCAGGGCCAGGTGTGGCCGTTCATGGTTATAAAT